CCCGGGGCGGGGGAAGGTGGAGATTCAAGCAGCGTGCATATGCATACCTCTCCCACTAACCTGGGGTATTTTGAGACTAGTAACACTAAACTAGTAACCAATAACTATTATCTTACCCTCTATTTTAAGGCTGTTACTATTGGACTATTTTAGGGGTAGTTTAAGGATAAAAGGTAGTAATTTCAGGATATTAGGGGTAATTATAGGAGTTACTAGTATAGAAACAATCGCGACTGGAATTTGACGATTTAACTAACTAATATAGTATCCAAAGTGTATTTCCACGAAGTACACTTATTATATGTATCCTGACTTAGTAACGTAAAAGGACACTATGACACTAAGAAATTATTATACTACTTTTAAGGAATCTAGATGTGAACTTTTTACTAGGCATAGTCCTAACTTTAGGATTACTAAGATTGATGGAGATTCTTGGATTGTTTTAGGATGTAAATACTGCTATAGCTCTACTGCTGCAAGGTTAAGAAATGGTACTAATAGAAACACTAAAATCGTTAAATCAGCTTAATACAGGTGGAGTTATAGGATTCTTTAATACCTTATCTAATAAAGTTTTATTAGTTGAATCTAGTAACCTACTAGTTGCAACTACTAGGGTACTCCATGATGTACACATAGGCAATTTTAAGAGTAATGCCTTTATACTGGATTGGAATGGTGGATTGATAGATAGGGTAGAGGTACTCTTTACTAATGCAGCCAATGACCATACAAATCGATATTTGAAGGTTAAGGAGTTGCTAGATTGTTACAAGGACAAAACGTTGTATCGTCCAGTTAAGTATACCAATCTACTAGTGGAGAAGAAACTAGAGAAATTTAAGAAGGATTTTGTAATTACAGTAAATCTAGTAAACTGGAATAGTACTATTACTGTAGGAGTATTTGAACACGGATTAGAAGCTGAGAAGTTTATTAGTGAGACTTACCCTAATAAGAAAGTTACTAAGGTCATTTATGCTAGTAATGATTTAACTAAGGAATTTCTAACGGAGGTTTTAATTGATCAGGTTTAAAGTACCAATCGAATATATTACAAGCGATTGTATTTTATTCGGATTAGCTGTAAATATTTTAGATACTTGTTTCGGAGGAATATTACAATCGACTGTATTATATTCGATTGGAGGAGATGTTTTAAGTTGTTAAAAGCACTTTCCAGAAAAAAATATCATTTAAATAACTGCTCTGAATTCATTAACTTAGGTGAGTGGTTACTAAATCAGAATCGGGATCAGTTGCAAAAGGTCTATTCTTACGACATTGAAATAGAAACTGAATTGCTCGTTCATCATAGTACAGAAACACCTTTTAATAACACTGATAATATGATGCCCGGATTTTTTAAATTTAATAGAAAGGAGTCAAATGACTAAACGAGAAAAGATAGATGCTATTATTAAACGAGTGAGTAGGTCATTGTGGGATCAGGTGGAAGAGAAGCCATCAGCCCGTGAAGAAGACCACTATGGATATACGCCTAATACTTTTATAGGCCATCCACCGACAGATAGGGATTGGGCTATTCAGCCTATTGTCTTTAATAACACTTTAACGACCGAGGGAGTTAACTTTATCAATAACTTTACTAACAATAATGAAGAGGAAGATTAATGCGCTTACTTAAACCGTATAATACATTTAATGAACAACAATTAACCGAATTAGCTAAAGGAAGGCTCACGATTTTAAGAGAGGACTATGCAATAAGTGAAGATTATTTAACTCACTTAAAGCAAACAGCAAAAACAATTGTTGATGATATGTATGATCCAAATGAAGAATTATCTGAGTTAGATACTATTAATAGTTATAAAGGTGAAAAATTAATGGTATTTAGATTAGTAATAGATACTTTACTAGATACCGCAGTTAAACTTAAAACTCAATGGAAAAAGGATTAATTATGATTATGTCTGTAGAAAAGAAACTATGTAAAACTTGTAGCGAGATTAAAACGTATATTCTAGTAGGTAAGTTTGATGAACGCAATAAGAAGTATACGGATGAAACTGGTTCCTATTGGAATGGTAAGGTATGCCCACCTTGTAACAAAGTGCGGGTTAAAGAGAATATGAGGAAGAAGCGTGAAATAGATAAGCTAGTGGTTGCCCAGCTTGGTGATAATGCTATTATTGTAGGAGCTGCTGATGGAACTCAAAAAGTTTAATCAAGAACTAGATACTCTATATAACCTATGTTTAGCTGTTACTAATGCTTATGAGCGGGTATTAGATATTGAGGGTATGCCTAATTATGAAGAATTAGTGGTAGCTGCAACTAGAGACTTATATAGTAAGATTGAGGATTTTCAAAAACATTGCTTTAAGATTACCCCAGAGGTTAAGCGGCGAAGTAAAGAAGATCCTAGCTACTTGGAATTATTAGAGAAACTAAAGGAAACTATTAATCTTCTTTCGGTATAGTGTGTCCACAAGTAACACAGGTAAGATACTTATTAGGGTGGGTATAGTTAGGATAGTATAAAGAGAACTTACATCTACGACAAATACGTTTAAGAAGATCTTTATCATAGTCTTCTTTCCAATTAGGATTAGGTTTAAACTTGCGGCGTTTCAAATAGATCCTTCTCTTTGGCGCGACGTGCTTTTAATCCAGCAACAGGCTTCTTGTTGACATTGATCCATTTAAGAAACTCGGGGCCAGCTTCTTTAAACCGACTTTCATTAATATATCTTAATAGTGTACTATTCTTTAAATTACCTAAGCCTAGATTATAGGCAAAACTTACTAAAGCTGCGAATTGATTGTCATTAATATCCACTTTTAGTAACTTATTAACTCCAGCTTCAAATTCAGCTACATGATGCTTTAATAATTCTTCAGCTCGTTCCTTGGTAATCTCTTTATCTTTCATTGTTACTGGAGTTCCATTCTCGTATCTGATCGTTCCATAACCAATCGTGGCAACTCCGCCTACATCTAGATAAGGTTTAAGACGTAAACCCTCAAAATACTTGATTAATTCTAAACCTTTTTTATTTAATTTTTCCATAAAACTCCTATTAATTTAACTATTTTAAGTTGTTAAGCTGTATCTAGAAGGAATTAACAACTTCTATTAAACAGAAAACGCCCTAAATGTGTAACAATTACACGACTTATTAAAGTAGGTGACAATTCTCTGTTTAATTTTTAAATTTATTGAAAGGAACTAATATGCAAGAACAATTCCTCAAACGTATCCCTTACTGGATGTTTGCTGCAGTTACTATAAAATGCCTTTATTTTGGGTTTGATTGGCCTACTGTTGCATTTCTATCGCTCCTTGGTGGGGTAGTGGCCTTTATGGAAACCAATGCGTCTAATGCAATTATAAACGATTTTAAACGTAAGGTCGATTCTTTAGAAGAACGACTAAATCATGCTGAACGAGAAGTAGGTGATATGAAAACCTACATTAGTTCAAGTAAGCTAGCTAATATTAAACTACGATAAATATGAAAAAGAATAAATATCAGGGATCTTCTTTTGATAAATGGATAAAAGAAGAAAATCTTATTATTAAACCTATTAAACTATTAAGAGATAAGAATAGTAAAGTTATACTTGATAATGCTTTAAAGAAAACTGATCAATTACCTGATCATTGGTTTGGTAAAGATGAGTAATCTAACAAACATAATTGATCAACTAGATGATTTAGATAAACTTAAGGCTTATGCTAAAGCTCAGTTTACTACTTTAATTGAACTCAATAAAAAAAATCAACGGCTTGAAGAAGAATTACGAGATATTAAAAGTAAGCATCCAGAATCACATACAGAAAGTAAACTTATTAAGTTAGATGCTAGCGATGAAGAGATTATCTGTAAGATTCAATTAGATATTCTTAAAAAGAAAGCTCTTAATGGTGAAGAGTTTACTCTAGACGATACTAAACGAGTAGAAACATTTACTAAAATTCTTCATAGTATTAAAAATAAAGTAGCAGCCCCTGAAAGTAAGTTAAGTGATGCTGAATTATTAAAGATTGTAGATCTTAAAGTTATAAAAACTGATGGCTAATCAATTACAAAAACAACAAGTAATTAACGAATTATATAGACGCGGTAATCTATTATGGAAATGTCATGCTGTACAGAAAGAAATGTACAATATCTATTATAATGCAGAACCTAATAGTACTCTTGTATGGTTGCTAAGTCGTCAATCCGGTAAATCTACTCTTATTAGTATTCTAGCTATAGAACATGCACTAAGAAAACCTCATTCTATTATTAAAATTCTTACTGATACTAAAGTACATGCTAAAAATATTTATGATAAAATCTTTCAGGAAGTGCTTAGTGACTGCCCGGCAGATTTAAAACCTGAATTCTTAAAAGCACAGTATCTATATGAATTTCCTAATGGAAGTCAAATCCAATTAGCGGGTAGTGATTCAGGTCACTTTGAAAAATTACGTGGTCAGAAATCTGTTGCTGTATTCGTAGATGAAGCAGGCTTTTGCAATGAGCTAAATAATATTGTTAAGGATGTGTTACTTCCTACTACGACTCATACAGGCGGTAAAATTGTATTAGCTTCTACTCCACCTGAAAATTATGATCACGATCTTATTAATTTTATTGATCAAGCTAAGTATCATAACTATTTAACTGTTAAAACTATTGATGAAAATCCTTTAATGACCCCAGAAAAGATTGCACGCTTTGAACGAGAGATGGGTGGTAGGGATAGTGAACGATTTAAACGTGAGTATCTCTGTATGCTAATTAAAAATACAGAAACTTCAGTACTTCCTGAATTTACTGAAGAATTAGCTAAAGAACTTGTTAAAGAATGGCCTACTCCTCCCCATCGAGATTGTTATGTCTCTATGGATTTAGGCGGAAAAGATTTAACGTTCGTAGTTTTTGGGTATTTTGATTTTAGAGCTAATAAAATTATTATAGAAGATGAGTTAGTGATGGATATGCGTAAGAAGGATAATAATATTAAGACTTTAATGAATAATATTCTAGATAAAGAATTAGCTTTATGGAAAGATCCATATACGTTAGACCCAATTAAGCCTTATGTTAGGGTTAGTGACATCAATCCGATAGTAACTAAAGAAATCTATACACTATCGGATGGTCGAATTAACTTCATGAATCCCAATAAAACCGATAAGATAGGTGCTATTCACGATCTTCGAGTTTTATTACAAGCTAAACGTATTATTATCCATCCTAGGTGTGCTAATCTTGTTCGACATTTAGAAAATGTACGTTGGACTAACTCTAGAAGTAAAACTGATTTTGCACGAAGTGCAGATGATGGTCATTATGATGGAGTCGATGCATTAATATATTTTATTAAGTCAATTGTATATAGTAGAAATCCGTATCCTAGTAACTTTGATTTTCCGCAGGGTGATGTTATGGTTAATCCCCGCTTCCGAGGTAGTAACTTTGAAGTATACCGAAAAATCTTTAATCTTAACAACTTAAGGAAGAGATAATTTATGTCACAACAGTATTGGGCCGCTAAAGAACCTAAAGAAGTTGCTAGTGTTTTATTAAATCGTGCAAAGTCATTTTATAATGTACTTAGTGCGAACTTTTATATTGAGAAACTCCGACGTTGTTGGGAGTTTTATCATGGAATTTTTAATTCAGGCTTCAGTCAATCACATAAAGTTCAATTTACTGGTGAACAAGGTGAAATTGTTCTTCTACCAGTCAATCATTTTCGTAATATTGCCCGCCATCTTATCCAATTAATCACATCTACTCGTCCTTCTATGGACGCTCGTTCAATTAATACCGATTATAAGTCAATGTCTCAAAGTATTATTGCGAATGGTGTACTAGAGTACTACATGCGTGAGAAACATCTTGAAGATAATATCGAACGTGCTGTAGAAATGGCAATTGTCATGGGAGCTGGGTACGTAAAGCTTGAATGGAATGCGACTGCTGGTGAAATGGTAGACTATTTTGAAGAAACTAAGGAAACTATCTACCAAGGCGAGCTAGAATTCAGTAATCTTAGCCCACTTGATGTAGTTTTTGATGGAACTAAGGATTCTTGGACGCATGAGTGGTATTTAACTAGAACTTGGCAGAATAAGTTCAATCTTTGTGCAAAATACCCAGAACTTAAAGATAAAATTGAAAGCTTACCTACAAAAAATCAATTAGATAAAGTTTATAGCTTATCTTTATATAGTAATGATCAAACTGATGATATTCCTGTATATGAACTCTTTCATAAACGTACAGAGTCCATGCCCGATGGAAGATATTTACTATTCCTTGATACTGATTTGATTTTACTTGATGGGAAGATGCCTTATCGCTCACTTCCTATTTATCGTATTGTTCCTGCTGAGATTTTAGGAACTCCGTATGGGTACACTCCCATGTTTGATCTATACCCTATTCAAGAAGCTCTTAATTCTCTCTATTCAGTAATGATGACGAACGTTAATGCACATGGTGTTACTAACCTCTTCGTTAAAACTGGATCTGATCTTGTTATTAATTCATTATCCGGTGGTATGAATGTGGTTGAAGGACAAGAAGAGCCTAAAGTTCTACAACTTACACAAAATCCTGTAGATTTATATAAGATGATTGAAATTCTAAATAAAGATTTAGAAACCTTATCTGCTATGAATAGCGTTATTCGAGGTAATCCAGAAAAAAGTATTTCTTCTGGTACAGCTCTAGCCTTACTCCAATCTAATGCACTACAATTTATGTCCGGCTTACAATCTAGCTATGTTAAGCTTATTGAAAGCGTTGGTACATCTATTATTCAAATTCTTAAAGACTTTGCTACTGCTCCACGTGTGATTTCTATTGTAGGTAAGAATAATCAAACATATTTAAAAGAATTTACTGGCGAAGATATTAATTCTATTAATCGTGTGATTGTTGAAAGTGGTAATCAATTAGCTAAGACGACTGCTGGTCGTGTTCAAATGGCTGAACAATTATTACAAATGAAACTTCTAAAGAATCCAGAACAATATTTACAAATTATTAATACTGGTAAATTGGAAGGCGCATATGAAGGTGAATTAAAACAGATCATGTTAATGCGTAAAGAAAACGAAAAGATGATGGCAGGTCAAACTATTCGTGCAATCGTCACTGATCAGCATAAAATGCACATTGAAGAACACTCAGGTATTTTATCTGATCCAGATTTACGTGAAGATATTACTGTACGTGATCAAATTTTAATGCATATTCAAGAACATATTGACTTTTTACGTAGCACTGATCCAGACTTATTAATGTTACTTAATCAGCAACCTTTACAGCCACCTGCACCTATGCCTCCTGATGTACCAATGCCGACTGGTGGTGGAGTAGGAGAACTACAAATTCCTCCTACTGGAGAAAATGCAAATGCATTAGCTATGCAAACAGCTAGTAAAGTAAAACCGGCTCAACTACCGAGTCCGCCTCCTCCATTTGAAAATCAACCAGTAGTTCCCGGACAATAATTTATGGACCCTAAGAAAAAATTCTCACAAAACTTTCTTGATAAGATTATGCAGCTAGAAACTTCTGGTGGTAAGTTTATGGAGCATGAACCAGCTGATCCTAAGTCTATGCATTTAGGAACTACTGCTATGGGTCGTTATGGATTAATGCCATTAACTGTAAGTGATATAGTCAAAGAAAATCCTAATCCTGATTTTAATGAGCTTAAACAATATACAGATTTTACTAATGTGGGGAATCCTGAAGTTAGTCTTGCTAAACAAGATGCTTTAAAACAATATTTAAAATCTAATCCAATGGTTGAAGATCAAGTAGCTAAAGCTTTGCAGAATAAAATAGAAAATCAAATGCAGGGTAATGAGGCTTTAGGTGCTGTCGCCTGGCATGCAGGGTCCAATGCGTCACCTGAATTACTAAAAAAGTTTTTAAGAGAGAAAGGTCAGAGAGGAAAAGATTCTAGAACGTATCTTAAAAGATGGGATAAATTAAAATCAGTTCAAAGTGATGTGCCCACATTACAACAAGAATCTGTGTCACACACAGGTCCTAGTTTATTAGGAGTTATGTCTCAGCGGCCTACAGTAGAAAAACTTATGGACCAAGCCGCACAAGAAGAATTAGATACTGGTTTATGGTCACAACTTAAACAATATCTAACTCAGTATTATGGAGATGGTAATGAAGAATAAGAAAATCAAGAAAAGTAGAGTAAAGAAGGGAATGTTATTATTAGTAGGATTACTTAGTATTGCTAGTGTTGTTCATTCTTTTACGGTTAAGCTTAAACCTAATTTACGATTACTTGCTAATCAAAATGTTGTTATGATTACAGATGATCCTATTAGTGGTGGGGGGACCGGATTTTATGTAAAAGCTCCTTCTGGTAAAACTTATCTTATTACTAATAATCATGTATGTGAAGCAGGTAAACGAATGTCGTTAGTGATTAGACATCATAATGGTAAGGTTACAGAATTTAAACCTATTATTGGAGATGAAAGTAAAGATCTTTGCCTATTAGAAACTACTGATCAAACTAAAGGTTTAACGGTTGCTACTCATATGGAGAAATATACTAAGTATCATTTATTTGGTAATCCTAAACTATTTAAATGGGTACATGAAGAAGGTGAGATCTTTGATACCGATAATGTTCCTTTAATTCATCATGTTATTCGTGATATATCTAAACCTGAATGTGATAAACCTTATATGTCTATTAGTAAAATGGATTTTATATTTTTTGAATTAGATGTATGTATGGTTAATTATAAATCTAATCTTAGTAATATCCGCGCATTCGGAGGGAATAGTGGATCTCCTTTACTTAATGAATATGGTGAGGTAGTAGGAGTATTATTTGCTGGTAATGGTGAGACTCAATATGGTTTCTTTATTCCTCTAGAAACTTTACAAGAATTTCTTAAAGGTTATTAATATGAATTGGAAGCTATTAAATGAATTATTTGGTATGGGTGCAAGACCTGAGGATGTCGAAGCAATGCAAGAAATGCAGCAAGTCCCTCAAATGGAGCCAGGATTAGAGGTAGATAAAAGTTTACAGGAAGAAGCTTTAAAAAAGTTTATTCAGGAAAAATTAAACCAACAACAAAAATTTAGGTCTGACCCGAATAAAAGTACTGGACTAGTTGTTGGTAGAGGGAAACAACTCTAATGATCCGTCCAGATGGTTCAGGCTATAAAGTTGTTTCTGAAAAAGGTAAAAACCTTGGTTCTGGATATAAGACTAAGGCGGAAGCTAGGAAGCGCCTCGCACAAATTGAAATGTTCAAACATTTAAAATCTAGTGGTTACTTAAAATAATGGCTAATAAATTTAAAAGACTATTCCCAGAATTAACTCAAGGGGTAGATGTACCTATTGAAGAACAGAAGTATGATGCTCCTCGTGAGATTGCTGGACCCGCTAAGCCTATTGAAGCGGTAGTACCTCGATTTCTTACAGATACTGTGACCGGAGTACCTGGTATGCTTGCTGGCGTATTACGTGCAGCTGCCGACTATTATCCAGAGAAGTTAGGTAAAACTACTAAGACTAAAACTGAAGAAGCGGCTTTACCTGAATGGTTACTAACTGCTATTACCGATCCTAATTTTAGAAATACTGAGGCTGGACAGAAAGCTATTAAGTATGCACGAGATAATGTATGGAGAAAAGAAAAGCTTCAGCGTAATTTATCTTTACGTGAAGAAAAAGAATTAATGGATAATTCTGCTAAGTTTATTACTCATAATAAAGATCTTCCTAGTGAAATTCCTTTAGCTGATGAAGGAGCTAAACTAGTAAAAGATCCTTATTCTAATGCACACGATCAAGCTTGGTCATTAGAACATCCACAAGGTAAAGTTGAGAATTGGGTTAATATACAAAAAGACTTTGAAGGAGTTCCTTCTGTTGGATTTTTAAAAGGATTACCTGAAAACTTAAAAGGTAATGCCTTAGCCGCGCAAGCTTATACGCAGTTAGCTAAAAATTACGGTACTCTTCGTAGTGATCCTACTGGTGCTACGTCTGATCAGATTAAACGATCTTTTTGGAATCATTTTGGTCAACCCTTTGAACATAATTTTGGTGGACCTTATGGAGTAGAACAACGATATGAGTTTCCTTTTAAAGTTAATGCTAGAGAACAAAATAAAAAGATTTTAGAAAGATATAAAAATCTTAGTGAACAGTCAAAAGATGAAGTTGAACTATTAAATCATATTATTCGACCTGATATTAGATATAGATCTAAACATCAAGATGATATTCAAAATGTTGAAGGTATAATAGATCATATGAGAAATCAACAAAATCGTAGAAATCAAGATTTTCCTCGCCCTCTATCAGATAGTGAAAAATTTTTATTAGATGATCCTAGAAGTCCTATGTCAAGAGAAGAAGCAATAAAAGCTATAAAAATTAAAATAGAACAAGAAAGATTAACTGATCAAGAAGGAAGAAATGCTTTTGCACGTGAGTATGGTGGAGGTGAAGAATAATATGACTGCTAATACATATACAAGTTTACAAGGTTTATTTAAGAATAAGAGTGTCGATCAGTATAAAGAAGCTGATAATGAAAAGAAAAAACGTGTAAAGAAAAAAGGTAGTTTTAAACGACTAAAAGAATGGATGAAATAAGGATACTATGCCCATTGGAAACTGGCCATTAGACGCTAATCAAGTTATACAATCAGTTTATGATACGACAGAAAATGCATTAAGAGTTAATACTCAGGCTACTATTACTGCGGGAGCTATGGAAGTTGCTATTGATGCTTCTACTGACTCTATTAAAGTTAGTGATGGTACTGACGTTCTTGAAATTAATCCTGATGGATCTATTAATGTTGTAACTACTTTAAGTCCATCTTCTAGTAGTGTATTAATTTATGGCTTTGATGGATTATTAAATCAAAAAGTTAAAGTTGATGCTGCCGGTGAATTACAAGTTGATGTACTTTCTTCTGCACTACCCACTGGAGCAGCAACAGAAACAACTTTAGCTTTAATTAATGGTAAAATTACTGTTGTTGATACAAGTAATACTACTATTACATCAAGTGTTCTACCTACAGGTGCTTCTACTTCCGCATTACAAATTACAGGTAATGCATCATTAGTTAGTATTGATAGTAAGTTAACTAGTCCTCTTTCTGTAACTGGTCCTCTTACTGATGTACAGCTTAGGGCTTCCCCTGTTCCTGTATCTGGAACTGTTAGTATTACTGGAGTAGCAACAGAAGCTAAGCAGGATGTTGGTAATATATCTTTAGCTTCTATTGATGCTAAACTTACTGCACCATTAATCGTAGATGGTAGCGGTGTAACTCAACCTATTAGTGCATCTACTTTACCTTTACCTACGGGCGCATCCACTTTAGCATTACAAACTTCAGGAAATGCATCACTTGTTAGCATTGACTCCAAGCTTACTGCTCCCTTATCTGTAACTGGTCCATTAACTAATACTGAATTACGTGCAACTCCTGTACCTATTTCAGGTACTGTTACAGCTAACCTTGGAACTATTGCTGGGGTATCTACTGAAGTAACTCTTTCTGCTTTAAATACTAAAGTTCCGAGTAATTTAACTGTAACTTCAACTAGATTATTAGTCGATGGAAGTGGTGTAACTCAGCCGATTAGCGCAGCTTCTTTACCTCTTCCTAGTGGTGCTTCTACTGCTGCTCTACAAACAACTGGTAATGCTTCACTTGCTTCTATAGATTCTAAACTAACAAATCCTTTACCAATTTCAGGTACGGTAACAGCTAACGCAGGTACAAATCTTAATACATCATTATTAGCTTTAGAATCTGGAGGTAATTTAGCTAGTATTAAAACTGATGTAGATAATCTTAACCTAGCTCAAGGATCTACTACTAGTGGACAGAAAGGTAATTTAGGTTTAGCTGCTGTTACAACTGCTGCTCCAAGCTATACAACTGGTCAAACTTCTCCTTTATCTTTAACTACAAGTGGAAGTTTACGAGTAGATTTTTCTGGCTCTAGTGCCGGAACAGTTAATCAAGGAACAGCTAATACTATAGTTAATGCCTGGCCTATTAAACTAACAGACGGCATTGATACTACTGCAGTAGTTCCAGCTTCAACTGCAGCAGTTGCTACTGATCCAGCAGTAGTAGTTGCTTTATCTCCTAATAGTCCTTTACCTAGTGGCACTAATAATATAGGAACAGTTAATGCTGTATCTGTAGATAATCCAGCAGCTACTTATTCAGCTTCAGCTGTTGCATTTGTTCCTGCAGCAGCAGCTACTGACGTATTTGTAATTAAAGGAAGTGCTTCAAAAACTATTAAAATTACTCGTGTTGAATTTGCTGTAACTACGACAGCTGGGTCAGGTGGATTAATCAGTGCCCAGTTAATTAAAAGATCAACCGCTAATACTGGAGGTACTTCAGTTACAAATACCGCTACCCCACATGATTCAAATAATGCTGCAGCAACTGCAGTTGTAACACATTATACGGCTAATCCTGCCACAGTAGGTACGGCAGTAGGGACATTACGTGCTATTCGAGCCGAAGCTTATAATACTGGAATAGCTCCTACTTATACAATATGGGATTTCGGTAATCGCCCAGGTCAAGCCATATATTTACGTGGGGTTAATGAATTTGTTACTTTAAATTTTGGTGGAGCAACAATTACAGGTCCAATTGCTTGTATCAATATAGAATGGACGGAGGCATAATATATGTTAGTTAACTGGGATGTATTTAAAACTTTTATTAATAGTAATATTTCAGTCCAATCTATTGATTTAGATAGATCTTACTGGTTAAAATTATTTAATGGTCCATTTGAAATTGAATGCAATATTAATAAAGATACAGATGAATGTACTGATTTTGAAACAAATTTTAAATCTCATTGTAATAAAATAATTAAATCTACAGTTTTAACTGAACCAGCCAATATTTCCTTAACATTATATAAAGCACCTGATGTTGTTGAAGTAAACGCTGGATCTACTGTAACCATAGATTTACAACTAACTCAAGTATCAAATGAAGTACAACAAATTATATACGGTGGAGCTTTATATACAGATTCTCCCGGTTTTAATGATCATGTTAAATTTCAAATTATTGATATTGATAACGTTATTGGATATGGTAATAATGTTGTGCTAAAAGAATACATAGAAAAAGCATACTTAAATAATCATAATACATTTGAAGATTATGATGAAGCCGGGGCTTATCTACCAGTTGGAATTTATTTAAGATGTATTTATACATCAACTAAATCTTCAGGTACTACAAAAATTAAAATTAACTATTTATTAGGAGTACCAGAATAATATGAAAAAAGCTTTAGTTTTATCAGGAGGCGGTAGTAAGGGGTCAATGCAATTTGGCATTCTTAAGCATATATTTGAACAAGGCTACAAACCAGATGTAATTTATGGCACTTCAGTCGGTAGTCTTAATGCTGCTGGTATTAGTCATGTTGGAATTGAAGGATTACAGGATATCTGGAATAGTTTAAAAAAGACTAGTGATGTATTTAAAATTAATTTAGGATTCTTTTTATTCTTATCTTCAGGTTTATATAATGCTAAACCATTAAAAAAACTATTAGAAAAAACTATTAAGAATAATCCTCCTATGATGGATGCATATTCTTGTAAAGTGCATTTAGAAACGGGTGAAATAGTTTATAGTTATTGTTTAGATAAAGATTATATTGAATCTACTGTAGCTTCTTGCTCTATTCCTGGATTTACTGAGGATATAAATGGATGGGTTGACGGTGGGGTTAGAGAACAAACTCCTTTACATAAAGCCATTCAAAATGGAGCAGATGAGATTGTAGTTGTACTATGTAATCCATTAAAAAGTAATCCTGATTTTGCTAAAAAAGGTAATTGGATTAAGAACATTCTTAGGGCAACTGAACTACTAGCACATGAAACATTTCTAACAGATATACAAGCATGTATTTGGCATAATGAGAATTTAGAAGAAGGTCGGCGTAGCATTAAGCTAACTATCTATGCCCCACGTGAGCTAGTTATTGGTTCTAATGATTTTGAATCAGATAAAATACAAAAAGCTATTAAGTATGGGTATGAACAAGCTATAATTGGTCCTATAGATTTAGAATATATTAAAAAGTTATAATATGGCAATGATCATTTTAAATAATAAATCAAGTACTGTTCCTAAAATTAAACGATCTAAAGATTTAATTAGAGAACGTAAACTATTAAAATACTTATTAATAGCTAGTATTATACTAAATATCCTACAATTACTATTTTAACAACTCATAATATGAATATATCCGGTATAGTACTGGACTATTCACTTTAATTATATCCCTTCTAGGGACTATGCAAAGGAAAATATATGTCAGTAGATAATACCAATCCCACTAATACGGCTGCTCCTGTAGCTGAACCTGTAGAAACTCCATCCACCACCGAAGAAACTCTTGGTACTGTACCTTTAGTAGAGGCAGCGACTAGTTCCGAAGAAAAGAAAGAAGTAGAAAAAGAGATTAAAAAAGCTATTCGTAAACTTCAACTTAAGGTCGATGGTAAAGAAGTAACTGAGGAACTCCCTTTCGATTTGCCGGACGACCCTGCTGTTAAAGAGTACATGATCCGACAACTTCAGTTATCTAAGATGTCACATCAACGTGCTAATCAATATTCTACCCTAGATAAAGAAATCCGTTCTTTTATCCAAGAATTACGTACCGATCCTGAAAAAGTCCTATCAGATCCAGCATTTGGCGTGGATTTAAAGGAATTTGCTGCTAAGATTATTGAAAAAGAAATCGAACAAAGTAAGAAGTCACCTGAACAGGTTCAACGTGAACAACTTGAAAATGAATTAAAGAAGCTTCAAGAAGAACGTACTAAGGAAAAAGAAGAACTTCAACAAAAACAATTAGAACTTCTTCAACAGCAAGAGTATGAACGCTATGATCGTGAAATGAGTGATGTATTAAGTAAATCAGATCTACCTAAGAGTCCTTATGTAGTTAAAAAGATGGCCGATTATATGTTACTAGCTCTTGAAAGTGGTAAAACTGATATTAGTCCTAGTGATGTACTACCTTTAGTACGTGATGAAATCCATAAGGATATTAAGGATATGTTCGGTATTATGCCTGAAGAAGTCATTGAACAGATGATTGGTAAGGACACTATTACTAAGCTACGTAAACGTAGTGTAGCTAGAAAAGATGCTCCAGTACCTATTGCTAAGGCTGTAACTGATGTAGGACATACTGCTACTAAGAAAGAAGCGATTAAAAAGATGTCTTATAAAGAGTTTTTTCGTAAGTAATAGTAACAATTAGGTTTTTTAACAACTTACATTGTATATAAGTTTTGGGCTTATTCCCATAATGACTTTATGTTACCTTAATAGGGCATAGATATCCATCGAGAATAAAACAAAAACTTATCACATGTAATTAAGCCTCTATAAAGAGGTGTTTATGTCTGATAAAAATGGTATCTATAATTATTTAAGGAGTATTTAAATGGCTGCTAATAACGTTTATGGTGATCTTACAAATACGGTAGGAACGCTTAATGGTATTTTTAAAGACCGTTATGCGGATAAGTTAGAGAATTTAATTCCTGATGGAGTTAAAGCTCTTAATATGATTAAGTTCGGTGCTAAAGGTAAAACCCTTGGTAACCTCTATAATCAACCTGTAATTCTTGGTTTAGAACATGGTGTCACGTTCGCTGATAGCGATGATGATGCGTTTGCTCTAAATCCACCTATTGCTGGTCAAACGAAAAACGCTCAAGTCAAGGGTTATCCTATGTTACTACGAGCGGTTCTTGGTCTTTCTGCTGCGTCACGTGCTGAATCTGCTGGTGATGCTGCGTTTGAATCTGCGATTAATGTCGTGGTTGAGAACATGTTACGTTCAGTAACGCGTAAACTCGAAACGGAATTATTCTATGGTCAAATGGGCTATGGTACGGTTGCTGCTGCGGTTGGTCTAGTTATTACGGTAACTACGTCTGAATGGGCTCCTGGTATCTGGGCTGGTGCTGAAACGATGCCGATTGAAATTCGCGACGTAACTGGAGCGATTTCACGTGGTACGACCAGCATTACTGCTGTGGATATGGATGCTCGTACGTTAACGGTTGCTGCTCTACCTCCGGGTACGGTTGCTACTGATGTGATCTATCATATGGGTGCATACGGTAAAGAATTCGCTGGAATCCATAAGATTCTAACGACTGTTACCGGATCACTATTTGGTATCAGCACTTCAAGCTATGCTATGTGGCGTGGTAACCAATTCTCTGCTTCAGCTGGTCCTCTAAGCTTTAATAAACTTAATCTCGCGTTAGCTCGTGCGGTTGAGAAGGGCTTAGATAGCAAAGCGGTGGCTTTCATCAATCCTCGTGCATGGTCAAATCTATTAAATGATCAAGCTGCGCTACGTCGATATGATTCTAGTTATCAGGCTTCTAAGGCTGAAACGGGTTCCAAATCTCTAATGTTCCATGCTCAGAATGGTGATATTGAGATTGTTCCGTCTACGTTCGTGAAAGAAGGTTATTCATACGTTCTAGATCAAGATTGCTGGATGCGCGTCGGTTCAACTGATGTGACGTTCAAACGTCCTGGTAAAGAAGGTGACTTCTTCCGTGAATTAGAGAACAGTGCTGGGTATGAGCTACGTGCTTATACGGATCAAGCATTATTCTGTTCTAGTCCTGGTCGTAACGTAGTTATTACTGGAATTGTGAATTCAGTTGTCTAATAAATAACTGTTTAGTAAGATTAATAAGGGGTAGCTCCTATGGGGTTACCCCTTTTTTATTGCTTACTAGTAACATAAATCCTTCCAACTATAATTTAACAACTTACATTAGTATTAATCTTTCAAGATACTAATAACTATGCCTAACATTACTATAAATAATATCCCTATTAATTTTCCAAACACAGCCCAATCGCCAGATTGGTCCCCTGCTGTTATTCAATTTGCTAAAACTGTTGCAGACTATCTTGCTACCATTAGTATTGCTGGTGTAGTACAGCCTAGTCAAGTAGATATAAGTGCTTATAATGGTGTAACTAATCAAACTATCACTGGCCTTATCTTTAATCCTGCTACTGTTCGTGGTGCAGAAGTTCTTTATACTGTGTACCGTGAAACTAATACTAATTCAGGTGCTGAAGTAGGCTTACTTCATGTAGTTTATAATACAGCAACTAATTCATGGGAAATATCACGTACTTACACTGGTGATTCTAAAACAAGTTTTAATATAACCTCAGCTGGTCAAATTAGATATACTAATATTGCTTTAGCTGGGACAGGACATACGGGTAATATAACCTTTACTGCTCGTGTAATTAATCAAACGGTTTAATTTATTAATTTTAAACACATTAATGTGCAATTAAGTAAGTTTTAAATATGGCTAACAATCTTGTAAATCCAGTTCGAGTAGTAGATAGTACTGATAATACTAAGAAAGTAGCATTAGATCCATCAGCTGCTACCACTAATACCACAGCAACGATTACTACTTCTCAAGTTATTGATAGAACCTACTCAATTCCTGATTCAGGAGCCTCTAGTGCATTCGTTATGGCTGAAGGTGCCTCTACCATCAATGGAACTAAAACGTTCAATGGTAGCGTTGTAATCAAAGAATCTGGTGGGTCTGATACTATTACGATTTCTGCTCCAGTTTTAGCTGCTTCTTATTCTTTAACACTACCTGTGGATGATGGTACTAGTAATAACCAAGTACTATCAACCGATGGTAGTGGGGTATTAAGCTGGCAAAGTATGCTTCCTGCTGGTATTAGTTTAGACTATTCAGGTATTTCTGTACCTGCTGGATGGTTAGAAGAAGATGGTAGTGTTGTTAGTCAAGCTGTTTATCCTAATCTATTTTCTGCTATTGGTACTTTATGGAATACTGGTGGAGAAGGAGTAGGTAATTTTAGACTACCGAATATGTCTCGTCGAGCATCTGTAGGTAGAGGAGGTGTTGGCACTGGAACATTAGGAAATGTTGTTGGTAACACTGGCGGTGAAGAAGGAACAGTACTAACCATTTTTAATACCCCTTTACATTTTCATAATTCTGGAACTTTAGTGAATAGTTCTAGTTCTGTAAGCGGTTCATCTGGACCTAATAGTGTAGGACACACTCATTCTGGAACTACAGGTAGTATTAGTCCTTCAATTAATATTGATAATGGTGGAGGAACAGGTACTAAAACATTAGCGGGTAACTATGAAGTTGACGATGGTACTCCAGCCGGAGATTTTGGTACCGCTCATACTCATCCCTTTACTACGGGTGGAGAAAGTATTTCTCATACCCATACTATTTCAGGTACTGCTGCAGCTCAAACGATTTCAGGATCTACTTCAAGTGCAGGGTTTGATAAAGGTGACGGCTTACCAAACGCACATAATACAATTCAGCCTTCTGCTATTAAAATGAAAATTATTAAATATTAATTAGGAGATTATTAATGGTATCATCTACAATTTACAATACATTAAAAGGAGTGTTTGGATCTCCTGAATTAGTCAATGAATTCTTAAGTGAATTCGGTGATGGTCAGTGGTTATCTCCTGTAGCTGATTTTGCTTCACTTCCTTTAACTGGTAATGATTCTGGTGATGCTAGAATTACACTTGATACTTCTGATGTATATGTTTGGGATGGATTAACTTGGGTTAGTTCTGCTGCTGGTGTAGGTATTGATTCACTTAATGGATTATCTACTGCAGCCCAATTACTTGCTGCAGCTTCAGTGGGAACTGATTTTAGTATTAGTTCAGTTGGATCTACTCACACTTTTAATCTTCCTAGTTCATCTGCTGTAAATCGAGGATTACTTACTTCAGCAGATTGGTCTACGTTTAATGCTAAGCTTAAATCTATTGGTGATGCAGTTGGCAGTGGAACTGCTAATCGTGTATTATTTATTGATGGTTCTGGTAACTTAGCTCAAAGTACTGACTTTCAATGGAATGATACTTTAAAACAATTAAATATTTCTTCAGTTCTAAATAATACTATTATTGGTAATTCAAGTTCTGGATCTGTTATTACAACTGCCGCTGATATGGTAATTATTGGAGCAGGTGCGGGTGCTGCTCAGACAACTGTTGGCCAAAACGTTTATATCGGTAAAAATGCTGGCGCAGCGGCTATTTCTGCTGACGGTAACGTTTATATCGGATGGGAAGCTGGTAAAGTTGGTACCGGAGCTAACAATACTTTACTTGGTTGGGCCGCTGGCACTGCTCAAACCACTGCGGATGGCAACACCTTTATGGGCACTGCTGCGGGATATTCTCAAACCACTGGCGGATTTAATACCTATATGGGTATGTTTGCCGGACTCAGTAATATTACTGGTCAAGAAAATGTCTTTATTGGTAATCAAGCCGGTCGGGTAGATGTTGGTTCCTATAGCACTTATGTTGGTTCTCAAGCCGGGCGTTTCAATACCTCTGGCGTAGAAAATACTTTTTTTGGTCAAAATTCAGGTTTTAACAATACCACCGCCTCTTATAATACTTTCTTAGGAAAAAGCGCCGGATATGGAACAACCACTGGGGCCGCAAACTTATACGTTGGAAATACTGCCGGTTTTACCAACGTTACTGGACAACAGAATACTTTCGTGGGTACCAGCGCGGGGAGACTTTCAACCGTTTCTGACACGACTGCGATTGGATATGAAGCGTTGTACAACAATATCGCAGGGGCTAATACTGCTCTCGGTCACCAGGTTCTAAAGGCCAACACGAGTGGATCTGACAATACCGCAATAGGTTATCAATCTGGATTAGCCAATTCTACTGGAACGCTCAATGTCTTCGTTGGCAAAAGCACCGGGCTGGTAAATACTACGGGAAGTTACAATTTATTTATCGGAGCCAGGTCCGGTGAGAATAATACGACCGGAAATGAAAATGCCTTCGCTGGATATGGGGCTGGATATAGCAATACTACTGGAACCAAAAACTCCTTCTTTGGTTACGGTGCCGGACTGCTCAATACTACCGGAAATAGTAATACCTTCATAGGATGGGACGCGGGCTTATCCAATACTACGGCATCAAATGGAACTTTTATTGGTAACGGAGCCGGAATTGTTAACACTACTGGCGTGAATAACACTTTCATAGGGACTGTTGCAGGTGCGGCCCACACCACTGGACAATCAAATACATTCATCGGTGCCAATTCCGGGCAGTCAGTAACCACCACGAGCGGCCACACGTTCGTTGGTCAAGGAGCGGGTCAAGCAACCACCTCTGGAAATTTCAATACATTTGTCGGTCAGACAACGGGCTTCGCAAATATAACTGGAGCCAACCTTACATTTATTGGGCGGGGAGCTGGTTCTTCACATACCACAGCGTCTAATTCGGTTTACGTCGGCAAGGACGCTGGACTATCTGCGAACGCAGGTGAAACGGTAGCCATCGGAGTTGAGGCGGGCAAGGTAAATACAAACGTAGCTGGACAGAGCGTTCTAGTCGGTTACCAGGCTGGGATGACTGAGGTAGGTAACTTAGGAACCACTGCGATTGGATATCAAGCTGGCAAGGTAAACAACGCGATAAATCTGACAGCGGTGGGTTGGGGCTCAGGAGTTGCTAATACTACCGGAACTAATAATAGTTTGTTCGGGGTGGGGGCGGGTCTTGCCAATATCTCCGGTTCTAGTCTGGCCTTGTTCGGCGTAAATGCTGGTATAACCAACACTACAGGTTCTGACCTAGCATTTTTTGGTGTATCTGCGGGTCGCACTAACTCTACAGCAAGTCAAAATAGCGCATTTGGTAGCAATGCTGGTAGGTTGAACGCTACAGGAACTAGAAATGCCAGTTTTGGATACTTTGCAGGCAGAGCTAATACCTCTGACGATACTTCTTATTTTGGCCACAACGCTGGAGTAGTAGCCACCGGAGCAAATAACTCTGCGTTTGGTTCTCAGAGCGGCCTTGTTCTTACCACAGGCACAAGTAACTTATTTTTAGGTAAGTCTAGTGGGTCTACTACCACAACCGGGTCTAGCAATATTTTAATAATGGCTAATGCTTCTTCTGCAACGGCATCAAATGAACTAGCTATTGGTACATTCTTAACTGGTGATGCTACAACGGTGACTGTTGCAGGTTCTAGAAATCTAAGAGTTCAGGGCAATCTAGGCGTTGGTAATTCAGCAGCAGCTACGGTACTAGGACTTGTAACTAAACGTATTGAAATTTTTAACGCATCTGGAGTAAGTTTAGGATTTATTCCAGTCTACGATTCTATTATTTAATAATTTAAAGGAGACACTATGGCACTACAAAAATCTGTAACAGATAACAAAGGATATTCAGCAGATTATCACAAAATTATATCATATTCCTACGATGCAGGGGCAGATACGACCTCTGTAGGTGTGGCAATTTTTAAAGATCAAGCGGCTAGGCAGAGTGATAAGCAGCCAGTAGATTGGAAAAGTTATTCATTTCCACTAAGTGGAGAACCGGCAAGTAGGGAAGCTTGTTATGAATTGCTTAAATTACATGAGGATTACTTGGGATCAGTAGACTGTTAATATAACTATATAAGGATAACATGCATATTAAAAAGGGTAAGAAAATGGGCGATTTAGAATCACAAGCTAAAAAATCTGTACTAGAAGATCTACGTGATACTGCTAAAAAGGCTATGTCAGGTAAACTTTCGGGTCTAAAAAAAGTGGAAGTTCAAGCTAAGAATGAAGAAGGGCTTAAAGAAGGTTTAGAAAAAGCTAAAGAACTAGTTGATACTGATGTATCTCCTGCCGAACAAGAGATGGAAGCTGATGATAAATCATACGAAGATTGTTCAGCTGAAGAACTAGAAGAGAAGATTAAGATGCTTCAAGCTTTAAAAGAAAAGAAATTACAAGTTCAAGAGTAATTAATGTCTACAAAACCGTGGTATACAAGTAATGATATAATTGAATCCATCAAGCGTAAGATAAGTCTGCCTTCTTCTCAGTCATTATTTACTGATGATGATATATTAAAGTTTGTTAATGAGGAATTATTAATTTCCCAAGTACCATCTGTAATGTTATATCATGAAGAGTTCTTTGTCACCACATCTACAACTCCATTAATTGATAATCAAGATCATTATGAAATTCCTAATCGTGCAATAGGTTTAAAATTACGATCTATTTTTTATCAAGACCAGAACAACAATCTTTTTGAATTAACTTTAATAGATCCTCAAAATAAAGCATTCTTCACTAGGTCAAATAATAATCCTACTAATATTTATAAGTATTACTTAGAAGGAAGTGATGTTGTATTAGTACCTAATCCTGGTCAAGGAGTTAGTGGTAGTTTATTATTTAACTACTTTCAACGTCCAAACTTACTAGTTACGAACGATAAGGCTGCTATTATCAGTTCGTTTAAGAAAAAAATTACTTTAAACTCTATTGCAGCGAGCAATACCTTAACAATAACTCCTACCCATTTTCCTTTACGTGCTATTACATCTATTAGTACTGGTACGACTATCACTATTACTTCAGCTAATCATGGATTAGTAAATGGAGATAGTGTTATTGTATCTAATACCAACTGTTCTCCGGTTATTATTGGTACTTATAGTGTTTCAAACTGTACTGCGACTACGTTTGATATTGTTCCAGGAAATACTATTACTGTAGGTGGGACTACAGGTATTATTCAAAAGACTAATAATGGATTTACTTTAACTGCATTAGGTGCAGTAGGAACTAATCCTTTTACTAGCGCAGCAACTCTTGCATCAACTATTAATAATATTGCTCAAGGTAATAGGAAAAATACTTTTATTGCTCCAACTTTAAGTGTTACTAATATTAGTGCTAATGAACCTACTGTATTGACTGTTATTAATCATGGATATAATGAAGATGATTTAGTTGTAATATCAGGTAGTAATTCAACTCCTTCTATTGATGGAATTTATAGTATTCATAATGTAGCTCAGAACTCATTTTCAATTGATGCGGTTGTCACTGTATCTGGTAGTACTGGATCAGTTAAAAATATAATGAATAACTTTACTCTATATGCAATTGTAAATGGAAGTGATGTAGATGTTTATTATCCTTATGTAAATACTGTATTTCAAACTAACAATGGTGCTAATTTAGAAATTCAAGATAATCTAACCGTTGTATTTAATAATGTTCCTCTTAATATAAAGCCCGGTTCAGTTGTAGACTTTTTACAGACTAATCCAGGACATAAGATTTTAGGATTATCAGTTGATGTTCCTAACGGTGGTGTAGATTTTAATGCTAATACAGTGCAGTTTTCTACTAATGATGTACCAACAAACCTATTAGTAGGTGATTACATTTGTGAAGAACATACTTGTATTATTCCTTATATACCACCTGATCTACATAATGGTCTAGCTGAAAGAACATGTGCTCGGATTCTTGCTGCTATTGGTGATACTAATGGACTCCAGTTAAGCTTAAGTAAGATTCAAGATATTAATCAAGCCCAAAGTACTCTTATTAATAATAGAGTAGAAGGTAATTCACAAAAGATTCTCAATAGGACTTCTCCGCTAAGATTAGGACGTTTTACAAATATTCGTCGTCCTTAAAAGGTAATGTATGGGCGATCAAAATGTTATTTTAAAAGCTTTAGGGCTAGTAAGTGCCTATAATACCCTAGATACCCCTCCTGGTACATTCGCTAAAGCATCTAATGTTGTTATACGTAAAGAAGGTGTAGTTGAAAAACGACGAGGCTTCAGTACGTATGGCGATAACTTAGGTGGATCAGCTAAACAACTTCTTACCTATCATGAAAGAATTCTTCGTCACTATGGAACAGTAATAGACTGGGATAGTGATGGTGAGGGTTCATTCATTCCTTTTGATGGTTCATACACTGAGCCCCAAGATACTAGAATACATAGTGTTAACTATAATGATAATTTATTTTTTACTACCAACAATGGTATAAAAAAACTCTCAGCTCCGAGTACAGATTATCTACTTCTTAATGGACAGGATACTGGATTTATTAAAGATGCTGGTGGTGCAAAAGCATTAGATCTTCAAGTAGAGGTTGATGTAGTCGATGGTAGTTCATCTGGATGGTTTTTAGCTGATAGTGCAGTAGCTTATAGATATGTTATTGGTTATACTGATGCTAATAATATTTCCGTACTAGGTTCTGTATCTCAACGTATTGATATTTATAACTACTTAATTAATCTTATTCAATTAGATTATAATCGTTTATTAAATAGTTTAGATAATATCGTTCGTACTGATAGTGCAACTTCTCGATTAGGACAAGTATTAAGTTTTCAAGATGATTATTCGAGTGATACTTCTAGCGGAAGTGTTCTTTCTACTACATCAGCGGTAACTTTACGTAATCATGTAATTGCTTTAGGTACTAAACTCGACGACCGAATGTATATTGCTCAACCTGCTGCAACTACTATTCTTGCAACACGTCAAAGAACGTCTACTACTTCAGGTACTCTTGTATTCAATACGTCAATGGTAAACTATGTATCAGTTGGAGATAAATTAATTTCTACAACCTACTCGGGCCTAGGAAATCCTAACGAATGGAATAATAATATCCTTACTGTAACTAATGTTAGCGGAGTAAATGTACTTATAACTCCAACTACTAATTTTACTGCAACTGATGGAGCACCAGTAGTAGATATTACTGCTATTATTAAACGTAGTAAGTATTCTAATACAACATTGTACCCTCAGCCTAGTGTACCTTCTAGTAATCCTACAAATGCAGAGCTAATTGAAATTCAAGACTATATCCAATCCTTTATTACTGGTTTACAAAGTGAATTAGTAGGTTTAATTTCAAGTATAAGTGGAACTACATATTTAAATATTTTAGATGTAACAAGTACTGCTACAACTACGATTACTGCAGCGTTACCTGAAGGATTAGATACTAATTATTATATTCAGTTATATAGATCTAATTCAGGTAATGGTCAAGCTACTGGAACTACTTCATTAAGTAATACAACTCCATTAGATGAGTTACAATTAGTATCTGAAACGTATCTAACTAATACTGATATTACTAATGGGTATATTGTTATTGAAGATATTACACCCGATTCATTACTAGGAGCTTTACTTTACACTAATCAACAAAGCGGTGAAGGAATTTTACAAAATAATCAGCCTCCTCCTGTTGCTAAGGATATTACTTTATTTAAAAACTATACGTTCTATGCTAATACTCGAACGAAGCATCGTCGTACATTAACCTTAGTTGGTGTTACACAAATGATTGCTGACTATAATAATAGTATTTTTCCTAAACTACTAATAACTAATAGTGCTAATCAATCACAAGTATATAGTTTTACATTAGGAAAGGCTCAGACTACTACTATTACTACGATTGCGGATAGTGGAGATAACTTTAATGGTAAATATTTTTTAATCAACTCAGGTGAAAATGAAACTGAGTACTATGTTTGGTATAAAACTAGTGGTGGAGTAGCTACTGATCCAGCTCTTAGTGGTAAAACTGGTATTCGTGTTAATATTCAAACTAATGATACCGCATCTGAAGTAGCAAGAAAAACTGCAACTACTTTACAACAATATAATACTGATTTTATTGTAGGATCAACTGTTAATCCTTTTACGGTTACTGCAGTTAAAGTGGGATATACCACAGCATCTAATAGTGGAACGATGCCAGTAGGATTTTTAACCACAACTACTATCATGGGACAAGGTGAAAATGTTGCAACTAATGAAATCCTCCTAGCTTCAGATGGAAGTATATCTCAAAATATAGATAGTACTGCACGTAGTTTAACTCATGTAGTTAATAGTAATGATAATGAAACTATCTATGCTGATTATTTATATGATCCTACACAACCTCCGGGTAAAATTGCATTTGAATCACGGTTACTTAATGATGATACTTTTTATTTCTTAGGTAATAATGCAAATACCGGATTATCTTTTTTCGTAGATATTGGACCTTTATATGTAAGTAATACTTTGGTTACTGCTACAACTAGCATAGGTACTCCTACTATTACCACATCAGCTGCACATGGACTAGTTGATGGTGATTATGTTCTATTAGTTAATACAGGACTAGCTAATGTTGATGGTTATTGGAAAGTTGATAATTCAACTAGTACTACCTTTCAAATTACAAGTAATGCTGCAGCTACAACTAGCTCTGGTGCTATACTTAATACAGAAGATGCAGTTGCAAGTAGTGATGAAGAACAAGTTAATAGATTATATTATTCTAAATTACAGCAACCTGAATCAGTTCCTTTATTAAATTATGTAGATCTTGGAGCAGGAAATAAATCAATTTTACGTATTCTAGGGTTATCTAATAGCTTATTTATTTTTAAAGAAGATGGTATTTATAGATTAACTTCAGAAGGTCCTCCATTTACACTTGATGTATTTGATCCAAGTTCTATTTTAATTGCACCAGAAACTGTTAGTTTATTAAATGGTTTTATTTATTACTGGTCTAGACAAGGAATTAATAGATTGAGTGAAGCCGGATTAGATCTTATTTCTCAATCTATTGATGATGTTATTAAAGAAGTATCTTCTAATAATTATACTAATTTTAAAACTGCAACTTGGGGTTGTGGATATGAATCAGATAATACTTATTATTTAGGTACAGTTAATGAAGAAAGTGATACTAAGGCACAAATTACTTACAGATTTTCTACTTTAACTAATACTTGGGTAACTGCGGATACTGCAAGTACTTGTGCAGTTGTTGAATCTGACAGTGATATTATGTATATTGGGGCATCTGATATTCCTTATATTGAGAAGGAAAGAAAAGACTTTGATCGAACTGATTACTCAGATCGTGAATATATTTATCCTTTAGGACAAGATAAGTATGATATTCATAGTAAGTCAATTGAACTATCTAATTTAACTAATGTTAATATTGATGATGTTGTAGTTCAACAACAAACTGTTACTGTATATTTATTTAATCAGTTATTAAAACAACTAGATACAGATACTTCTGTTCCATCTACTAATTATTTTTCTTTATTAGAAATGGTAGCAGGTGATAATCCTAGGACTAAGTTACTTGATCTAGCTACTAAATTAGATAGTGAATTAACTACTGGTTATTCTATTGCTATCCAATCTTTAGTTAATAAAAATATTACTAATATTACAGCAGAAATGCCTAGCGATATTACATCAGCTTTACATGGATTACAATCTGGTCGAGTTATTAATATTACTGGTAGTACTACTATTCCTAATATAGATGGATCTCATATTGTTACAGTTTTTGATGCTAATACATTTACAATTGATACTAATATTTTAAATGGAGCGTCTTATAGTCCAGGAACTTGTACGTTTTCAACGTCAGATAATGATATTAATGATTTACAAGCTTGTTATAATAGTATAGTTAATAAACTAAACAGTGATCCTTTAGTAGGATTTACTAATTATCCTTTGATTGAAAATTATACTACTTTAGAAACCTTAATTCTAACGACTGATTTAGTTACGAATAAAATTACAGTACCTTATGTATTAGATTTTTTACAAGGTGATCTAACGATCTATAATAATATTAATTCTGATATTAGGTATAATGCTTTAACTTTTGGTGATCCTATTAATTATAAGCAATTAAGGGACTTACAACTACTTTTTAGTAATAAAGCCTTCACTAGAGCTATTATAGGTTTTCAAACAGATCTAATTCCTATGATCTTAGAACACCCTTTTAATGGTGATGGTAATGGAATCTTTGGATTAAGTGCTCCTTTTGGACAACAGTTCTTTGGTGGTAATAGTCATGGTGCGCCTTATCGTACCTATATTCCACGTAACTATCAACGCTGTAGGTACATTCAAATAGAGTTTATCCATAAAGTTGCTAGAGAAACTTTTAAATTATTTGGTACTACTATTACAGGTAATACCCAACTTAAAGAAAGAGCGTATAGATAATGAAGATAGATTTATTTAGAAATATTGATAAAAATCGGTTTGGTGAGGATAATGTTGAGTTAATGGATAAGCTTGGAAATATTCTAAATGATAACTTTAGTAAGCTAAATGATGCTTTAAATAATAAACTTACTATTAGTGATAACTTTAAAGGTCTAACTAAGGATATACAGGTGAAGGTTAACGCATCAGGAACCCCTACAGCAGGTGGCAAATTTCAAGTAAGCCTCCAGGGTCAGATTGGTGGAATGAGCGTAATCAGGGCCATTTGTACTGATAATAACAGTACTTACCCTACTAGTCACCCATTCATTAGCTACACTCAAACTACAAATCTAGTAACTATTAATAATATTACAGGGCTTCAAGCTGATACTTTATACGATTTACGTATTGAGATAGCAGGTGAATAATATTAACAACTTATAGTATCATATGGCAATAAATCCAAATAAACAAGGTAGTGGGTATATTAATATTCGTAACTATCTACAAGCTAATCCTAATGCTAATCTAGGTAAAAAGATTGCAGATCAGTATGGTAACGAGTTAGGATCATTAGATAAATCCTTTCAAGGGGCTAAAGATCAATTCTCTACCGATCTTAATAAAGCTAATGTTAATACTGAAGAAAATAGAGCTGCTCGTGAATCTTCATTAGCTAATCCAGAAGCGGTTGTAGCTGATCCTAATAAATTAACTGAGTTTAATAAATTTTTATCCCCTAGTTTTACTGCTCCTAATGCTACTAATCTAGAAACAGCTTTAGGTAATACTAAGTCTATGACTGGGGATTTAGTTAATCCTGCTTATAAAACTAATTTACTCCAAAGATATTACGGACAGACTCCACAAACTGCATATAGTACCGGCCAAAAAACTTTAGATAGCGTATTTTTAAATACTCCTCAATCTACCAATTCTTTAGGCGAATCTCGTCGTAGTGCATTACAACAATTAGGTAGACAAAAATCGGATTTAGCTGGTACACAAGAACAAGTTCGTTCTGCTAAAGGACAAACTGAACAATTTGGAGCAGATACTCAATCTAAATTAAATACTAGTATTGGTGATTACGTAGATGAAACTCGTGGTTCATTAACTAATAGATTAAAAAATTATCAAGATAAACAGACTACTATGCAAACAAAGCTTGATACATCTTTACGTACTGGTCAATTTGATTCTCAGCTAGCTCAGCAATTAGGATTAATTAAAGGGCAAAATCTTTATGGATTAAAAGTAAATCAATTCTATAATCCAGCTAATCTCACATTAAGTAATATAACTAATGATTCTGAACGTGCTAGATTAGGTGCTTTAAGTAAATTACGCGGAGAAGTTAGTCCATTAGATACTACCCAAAACGTAATAGGTGAATCTGATATATATGGTTTTGATAAAAATAAAATCAATCAATATTTAACTAGTAAACAAGAAGATATTAATAAACAAGCAGGAGATCAGCAAGTTAATTTAGGTACTATACTTGGACCTGAATCATATCAACCTTCTGCTGCGGGTAAAGTTACGGTAAAAGGCCCAGCCAAAACTAGTTACTACCAATATGAAGATCAAATGAAACCATTTTTTACTGTACCTAATTCATTAATGACAGCAAATCAAGCTAATTCATATATGAATAATTTATCTACTACATTAAATAATATTAGAAATCAATGGAATCAGGAATTACAAACATCTAATCCAACAGAAGGTAAACGTTCAGATGTTGAAAATTTCTTAAAAATGTGGCAGGGAAATCTAGGAAAAATTGGTTCAGATTTAGCTAATCGTAAATCTCAATTAGAACAAACATTGTATGGTAATACAAGAGTTAATTATTAAAGGATTAAAACTATGTCAGATTTAGGAGACATTGGTTCAGCTGGAGCAACAGGAGCAGGAATAGGAACCTCCGTTATGCCTGGACTTGGTACTGTAATTGGCGGTGCCATTGGTATTGTCGGCGGTACATTAGGAAAGATGTTTAGTGGAGATGACCAGCTTAAAGCTACTCAAGCTGTACAAGATGCTATTCGTGAAATGGAAATGACTGGTCTACCTCCAGATCTATCTAAACCTTTACTATTAGAGAAGTTTAAACAAGTAGGTCTTTATAGTCCTCAACTTGAACAACAAATGGATATGGCGTTCTCTAAAGTCGCTGGTATTCAAGAAGATCCTTCTCTACGTAAAGCCCAAACTGAAGCTTTACAACGTTTAGGTGGATTAAGTAAAACTGGTATGGGTCCACAAGACCTAGCCAAACTACTACAAGTTCAACAAAATATTGCTTCAGATACTGAAGGTAAACGTCAACAGATTATGCAGAATATGCAGTCTAGGGGACAGGCTGGAAGTGGTGGAGAACTAGCTTCTGCTTTATTATCAGCTCAAGGTGGAGGAAATCGTTTAGCTAATGAACAATTACAAGTTAATTCAGATGCTTCTGCTCGCGCTTTAAGTGCATTAAGCGGATATCTATCAGGTACTTCTGGATTAAGAGCACAAGATTTTAATGTAGAAAGTACTAAGGCTCAGGCTGATGATGAATTAACTAAATTTAATCTTAATAATTCTATTAATCGTCAAATGCGCAATGTATCAGCTCAAAATCAAGCTCAGCAACAAAATTTAAATACTCAACAAGCTGTACACAATGCTAATACTAGTCAAGCAAATGAAGAAGCTAGACGCCAATCTAAAGCACAAGAAGATTATTGGAATAATGTATTAAAGCAAAAGAAACTGATTGCAGATGCAAAGAATGCAGAAGCCGGGTATTATCAAGGACAAGCTGATCAAACTAAGAAAAGTGCCGGTGATATTGCTGGTGGAGTGGCTGATATTGCTACTGGATATTTAGATGCTAATGCTAAAGAAAAAGCTAGATTAGTAGCTGAAGCTAGACAAGATCAATTACGAGCACAAGATTATGAAAGACAAAGGAAATTAGCTTTATTAAATCGACCTGTTGCACCAATTACTTCTAATTCATTAGCTCAATCATCAACAGTTCCATCATCATTAAGCTCTTATAGCTTCTACCCTGCGTAAGGATATTATGGCATTTCCAAAACATATTATAGATTTTATTATTAATCGGATGGGTGGAGAAGATCTTAATTCTAATGAAGATGAGATGTTAGCTAAAGAAAAGAATAAGTCTTTCTTACAAACATTTGCTGAACGTCCTTCATTAGAAGCTCAAGGTTTAGTGCCTATGCCTACTGAAGAAATGATTAATAGTCCTACGTTTAAACCTGAAGAATTAGTACCTAAGCAAGAACAATCTCAGATAGATTTATCTTTAGCCGCTAAACAAGATCCAAGCCAATCTACTAATTTTACATTAGATGTAGGTGAAGGACTTGATGCAAAACAAGGATTAGCTGATGCTCAACGGTTACGAGATGATATTATCCTCCGACATCAAATTAGTGATGCAGGTAAGCGTATTGGAGCAGGTATTTCTAAAGGGCCAGTTGCCGATAGAGGAATGGATAATACAGCTATTAATAATGCAGGTAGTGTAGTTACGGATTATGCTCAACGTATTGCTTTAGATGAACAAGATCCTAATAGTCCTGTGTCTAAGGCTTTTAAACAGTTTGCTAAAAAATATAATGTAGATGTGAAAGGTGATTTTACCGCTGCTATGGGTAAGCAATTAGTTCCTTTTATCTTTAAAAGTTTTGAAGCTGAAGAAAATCGTAAATCTCGTGAAGAACTTGTTAAATTAAAACGGGATGAATTATCTGTTATTAAGAAGACTGCTCAAGAAAGTAAGGATGAAGCTAAAAAGCATAAAGATTATGCTGAATTAAGTAAACGTATTGAATCTAATTTAGCTAGAGGAAATACTCCGTTTGGAAAAATGGCCGGAATCGTTAGGTCTGCTGAAGCTATTGAAAAATTAGTAGAAGGTGTAAATCCTAATAATCTTGATAAACGTCAGATTCGAGAATTAGCAATCAACTTAGATGCGATGTTAAAATCAGGTGCATCTACTGTTAGTGGAACTAATGAACTTATTCCACACTCTTGGCGTGGTGATGCTTCTAAAATTGCAGAATACATTACTAGTAGACCACAAGGAGCAGGTCAAGGTGCTTTCGTAAAACGTATTATAGATACGATTGTGCGCGAAAAACAATTAGCACAAGATCAAATTAAACGTACTCAAAGTAGATTATTTAGTGGTTATGATCATTTACTAGATAATGAAACCGAATTTAAAAACTTTTTAGTACGAAATGAATTACCTGAAGATATGTACGAACATATTAAGAATCCTAAAGCTCGTACTGAAAGTTCTACATCTATTCAAAATTCAGGTGAAATGGTTAAATTACAACGTAAATCAACCGGTACTACTAAATCTGTAAGTAAAGATCTTGCTCAACAGTATCTAGACAGTGATCCAGAAGATTTCATGATCGTTAAATAATTATGGCAAAAAAATCTACATTACCAGACTTTGAATCTTTACCAGATTTTGAATCACTTCCTTCTGCTATTGAAGCTGCGCCTGAAGCTTCTACTCTACATGATTTTCTAGTTAGTGGTAGCCAAGGATTAACGTTTGGGGCTGGTGATGAAATTGCTGGAGCTGCTTTAGCGGGTGCTGATGTATTAACTGGTAAAAGTAAGCTAGCTGATTTATATGATCAGTATCGTAAACATCAACAAGAGCAACAAGCTATAGTCGATGCGGCTAATGAGAATAGCCCTATTGCATCCCTAGCTGGTAACGTTGTTGGTGGAATTATTCCCGTTTTAGCTACGGCTGGAGCTGCTGCTCCTACTGCAGGTGCTAGTATGGCTGAATTATCCGCCTTACCTTGGAAACAATTATTAGGTCGGGTGGCAGGTAGTGCTGGAAAAGGTGCTATTAGTGGAGCTAAGATTGCTGCTCCTCTGGCACTAGCTTCTGCTAAGTCTACTATTGAACAACCTATGGAATTAGCTGGAGAAGTAGCGAGTGGAACTGCTTTAGGTGGATTATTAGGTGGTGGGTTAAGTGGTGCTGGAACAGCTATTAAAGGTGGATTAGGTAAACTTGCTAATGCAGCTGAAGGTTTTGACGTATCTCGTCAAGCTAAACTTGCTTATAAACATGGTAAAGCCGGATTTGATATTAAGCCTAGTGATGAGTTTTTTGATACTGTACAACGGCAACAACGTTCAGATATCACTAATATGACTAACAAATTCTTAGCTGGAGAAGAACAACTTACCGATGAAATTTATGATTCATTACGTGAAGCATCTAGAAGTGGAACAAAAGTAAGTGTTGATCCTAGAATTACTGGGATGCTTAATACTATGAATCCTGAGAATCCAGGTTTAATTGAATTACTAGATGGGATGAAGCCACGATTAGGTCAGCAACGAGTTGAACAGCTTAAAGCTAATCTAGCTAAACTATCCTCTGGTAGTATTGATCCTCTTTCTGCCTGGAATACTCGTAAAGAACTATATAAATTAGCTGATGAAATTCCTGAAGTTGCAGGTATGGTTAAGGGTGTAGCTGAAAGTCTTAAAGGTAGTATTGAAGAGGTAGTTCCTGGTGTAGCTCAAAGTGCCCATGAATTACAACAGTTTGTTAGAGCAGGTAAAGAATCATTACTTGAAGGTGGAGCAGCTGCTAAGTTCTCTGAACGAGGAGCCAGCGATATTTACAACGTAGATAAACGATTTGCTCAGGAAATTAAAGGTTTATTTGAGAGCCTTACTAATGCACGTAGTGATCAAGAAAAACAACGTAAGTTTGGTGAGTTAATGGATAAGATGAGAGATCTAGATCCTATGTTATTACGTAAACTTAAGATTGATCCCGATCAACTACAAAAAGAATTTAGACAAACAGCTGATTTATTTACTATTGGTAAGAAATTAGGTGGTAGTGAACTAGGTAAAGAACCTTTCGGTGATATTATGTCTACTTTAAGTGGTGGTACTGTACCTACTTTACGCGGCGGCGTATATGAAGTAGCCAGTTTAGCTGGTAAAACTGCTGATCTAAGCAAACGAGTATTTGATTTAGGTAAGGATGAACTAACTAATTTAGCTAAGCATCTTCAAGGTTTACCGGAAACTGAATATCTTGGTAAAGCTTTAGAAAAAGGTTTAATGGACCCTCAAGGTTCCTCTAAAAATAGTATTCTATTCGTATTAATGCAGCGGCCTGACACACGCAAGATGATTCAAGGGATGATGGACGGTGGTGAATAAATTATACGCATACTTAGAGGGATTATTCTTTGTTAGTTTAGGTATTATTGCACCTATTAAACCACTATTAGCTACAGTAGGATTACTTATTGTATTAGATTTAATTAGTGGTATGCTTGCTTCTAAAAAGAAGAAGCGTAAGATTACATCAGCTGCTATGTCTCGCACAGTAGCTAAGATGTTTCTTTATAACATGTGTATATTAAGTGGGTTTATGATTGAACTATACTTAATTGATCATGCATTACCAATGGCTAAGATTGTAGCAGGTGTGATTGGTATGGTAGAGTTTAAATCTCTACTAGAGAATACTCATATTGTTACTGGTGTAGATATTGGTAAGCAAATTATCAATAAGCTCTCATCTAAGAATCTTATTAGTAATAAACGTAAAAGTAAAAAGTCTTAATCCTCATCCTTCCAATCTAATTCATCACTATCCTTCGGATCAATTTCTTTAACTTGACTCTTATCATAAATAGCATCTAATCCTTTATTAGGACGAGCTTTATTTGGATTAGAGTAAGCACTTGATCCAGTAAACTCAAGCATCCCAGACATTTCAGCTTTCAAATAAATATCACGATTACGGGCATTATTAGCATCGTATATACGTTTGCGTTGCTTCTTAGACTTATTAAGTTTAGGACCTTTGTGATTGAAGTTGGCATGGACTTCTTCTTCTACAAACCTATTAAGCCAATCCTTTTCAGAGGGACTTAACTTATCTATATAGTCAAAGTCTAGTAGATGTTGACGGGATTTAAGATTAACTGATTTGCTTAAGCCAGCGTACTTCTTTCCTTCTCTGCGTGTTTTGGGTTTTGTCGCCTTCATGATTTAATAGTTTAATAAGTGCCCTTCTTTCTTTGCTTGTTACATTTTCGATGAACAGAGTAACAGCATAATAACGATTGCCGTCATACTTCGTTTTAAATGTTTTCGTTAAAAGATATTGAAAGTTAGTCCTACTAATCTTCCTACCTTTTATTTGCCTATTATAAACTATATACAATTGATAGATAAAGTCAAGTGTAAACCACTCTTTACCTGCAGAAATATTATATTTTTCTAAGAATTGATTGAATTTCTTGAATTGTCGGGGCTTTAAAGACCTAGTAGCTCGATCTTCATGCAACATATTTAATGCTAGTATGCTAATCTTATGTTGTTTATTATCTACATGATAGTATCCGTCTTTAAGTGTTAGATATGTTTTAAGAATATGATGGAAACTTTCCCTAGCTAAAGGCTCTTTTACTGCATTTTTATATAACTTATATAGTAACGTAGCATTAATAAGGTCATCACCAGGATGACATCCAAATTGCTCAATAAAAGATAGAACTGTATTATTAGAATCAAATTTTACATCAGTTAAATCTAGCTTAGCATCTGTTACATAAGCAAGTAGATCATCTACAGATATGTCTTTAAATCGCCTAGGATCGCTCATATTACATCCTTTTTAGAAGTTAATACCTAAGCCTAGGTGTAAGTAAGAGTTCGTGTGGATGGATGCGCCGAGCCAAATAGGACCTAAAATAGAAGCATTAACCCCTAGTCCATAGACAAATCCATTCTGAGGATTACGTAAGTCAGTTCCACCATATAGAGTTAGTAACGTACCTTTACTGTATTCTACAATCTTTTCTGATTTAGACTCTGAGTCTTTAGTAGAACTACCATCTTTATTAGTAATAGTATCTACTTGAGATTTATCACGAATTTCTGTACGTACAATCTTAGTACCATCAGGTTTGATTTCTTCAGTAATAATAGTAACTTTATCTCGATCTTCTTTCTTATCCTTGCTTTCCTTCCATTTAATAACTTCAACAGTTTTAACTTCGGTACGAGTAATGACTTTAGAAGGAGCTAGATAACGACCAAGAACTCCACCAATTAAAAGAATTATTAAGTAAGGTAAATATTTTTTCATTCTTCATCCTCTTCATCGTCAAAATTAGTTAAATGCATTATAGATTGATTTTCTGGTAATGTTGCATTCATATTAGAAATTTGGTGGTTTTGTGCTATTAATCTATGCCTACGTAAATTTAAATAAATCCAACCAGATACAGAATTCAATCGTCCATATCGAATATTAAGATAACCGATACCAGAATCATTATTCATAGAATTCCCTCGGATCTACTGTTAGTTCTATAATAGGTTTTCTCGATTGGTCCATACCAAAAAAGTTATTATTAGATAAGAATGGAGCTTTAGTATATTGAATTTGACCATCTATACTTATATCAGAAATACCCATGTCGTTATTAATATCATAGCAGTATTCATTTACTGATCTACTATATCTTTGTAACTCATCTCGATAATAATTAATCATTCTTTTTCATCCTCGTAATTAGAAAAATATCTTGGATGTAAGGATATTAGTTCATTTGCTTTTAATAAACATACGTAAAGATGTTTTGGTGGGCTCGTATAATGAAATCCTAAATCGACTTGATACATAGAAAATGATTCTGCCCATCCATTTAATCTTCGTATATATTGATCATTAATCATTTCTTTTTATATTCTCCGCTTCTGTTTTAAGTGAATGACACATCAGACAAAGCACTTGCCATCCTTTTGTTTTTACTAATAAACGTCTTAAATAAGTTTCAATACTAGGGTTTTTATGATAGGTAGAAGCAACAGGAACTACATGATCTAAGTTATACTGACCTTTTTTTAAGTCACTACGACCACAAATAGCACACTTATATAATCCTCTAGCTACTCTAGCTTCACGTAAAGCTACATTACGATAAGGCCATGCTACAGAAGCACGCCGCATGTACTTCTTAATAAAGTTAAAGAAATAACGTTCAAATCCATCAGATGTGTTAGGTAACTTTTTCATTAAGGGAGCTTTAGTCTATACTTTCGTTTAAATGAAACTTTTGAATTCCTAATAATTGTTGCAAATGAAACTGATTTAGTTATATCTTTTCTTGTCGTATACCAATTAGTATATCGTTGATCTTTAAATGTAAAGATAGAATAACCTGATTTAAAATCATGATAGACTTTAGATAATATAAAGTGTTTACGTGCGTCTATATAGATTTGTGAATCACCTTCTTGCCACCATAAGTTTTTCATACAGAATGGAGCAACAAATCGTTCAATATAATCAGTTTGTGTCATTTTATCAAACATTAATCCCCATTCCCATGATCATATTCAACATCAGTAAACTTAATTAAACAAGATTTACTACAAAAGAACATATCATATTCAACATCAGGATCACTTAAACATAATGCACAATTAATACATACAGTATCCTGACAGGCTGTACATTCTAAACAGTTATTAAATTGCTTATCACACTTTAAACATGTAATTTTTTTAACCATATTAAACTTTAAGGAAGTGGTAACTTTTGTAATCTTTTAGGTCTATTTTTAGAGAAGTATAGGTGTAATGCAGTTTCATATAAATTTATTGATGTTAGATCATCACGATGTTTCTCTTTTACTTTGACTTCATATATTCCATCAAAAAAATCATAGCTTTGAATCTCTATATATATAATAGTGCTTAACTTATCTTTAGGATAAAGAATCTGTTTTATTTTCATAAGAACTTTACTGGTGTTCGTTTACCACAAGTATCACATGTATACCATCGACGACCAACCATTTCATATTTAATTAGTTCACCAGAACAATCCCAACATACCTTAGTTAAAACTTTAGGTATATCTTCTTCATCTATTTTTTCTTCGTCACGAAGCTTATTAAACCCTTTATTAATTTGTTTTAAAAGCTTATGTAACCTACGATTCTCAGCTTTGAGTTCTCGATTGAGTCTTTCTAGTCTATCAATAACCTTCTCTTCACGTTCAAACTTTGACATATTCCTTATTAATATCAGTTAATTCAATCTTTGTCAATACATGATTAGGATAATATGTAGCATTAACAATAATACCCTTGCGTACTTCATGTACATCTAATATCCATAAGTACAATAATTTAATGGAATCAAAATGTTGTTTATATGATTTAAATGGTACAGTAATAGTACTACCATTAAGATGAAAATTAACATTACAAATCGTATGTTCAACTAATTCAACTGCTGGTTCTTCTACTTTTTTAGGTACAATAGTTATTTCTTTTGATTTACGAAAACATTTAAACATAAAAAGCTCCTTATCTTCCTGAATGTCCAAAACCTTTAGATCCACGTTCACTATCCCATAGTACTTTAGTTTCCATAGGTTCAGGTGTTTCAATTTTAAGTAATACTAACTGAGCAATCTTATCACCAGCTTTAAATATATAACGAGGTAGTTCAGTATCTATAGTAACCTTCTCAGTAGCAGAGAAATTATGAACTACAATAGACAGATCACCTGCATAATCAGTATCAACTACACCTGCACCTACCTGTAATCCTTTAATACCTAGACTACTACGCGATTTAATCATACCAACATAACCTTCAGGAACTTGAATAGCTACACCAGTCTTAACTAACCTAGTTTCACCTACAGCAATAATAGTATCCTCTAATGCATAGAGATCTAATCCTGCATCCGTTTTATAAGTACGAGTGGGAATCTTAGCATTAGGGTCCAATTTATGGATTTGGATTGTTTTCATTAGGCTGCATCCTCATCCTTTTTAGTATAAACTTCTTTAATAACTTTACTAAGCGTTAATTTATATTTTAGATCGCATAGACTACCCATAACAAAACAAGCTAACATACTAGCTGTATCTTGATGATAGAATCCATGCCATAAAGCCAGTCCAAACCATACCCATTGAAAATACTTCATATTATTTTTCCTTTTTTTCTTTATGAGTCATATATAAACCAAGCATTAAAATATAATTAGCCGCATCCATACAAGTATCCAAGACTTTTTCATCTTGAACTGACATCTTTTTAGATGCAATAAAGCTTTCAAGACGAGCTAATTTATCATTAATGCGAGTAAGTAAACCTACTTCAGTTGAATAACTTCCTAAACGTTCACCACGACTAACGTTATAAAACGGATCAGAACTATTATTACAATAGTCTGATTGCTTATCTATAGTAAGCTGATGCATGGTGTCCATTAGGTTTTTATGCAACTTTAAATATTCTTTATGATCCACTACCACCTTCTTTCTCTACTAGTTTCATCTCTTCTTCAGCTTTAGTTTGAGCTTGAAGAATAGATTGTAGTTCTAAAATAAGATTAGCAGTCTCATGATAAGGACGACGTGCTAAATAGTCAAGTAACTTCGTTAAATACGTAGCAGAAATACTATATAATTTATCAGTTTGATTTTCCATGTTTATCCTTTATTCAAATGAAATGAAATTAGGGAGCCAATGTCCCTTCTTTTTATAAATATCACCAATTCCTACTGTCCATGATTTTAATTTAGCTTCTCCGTAATTAAGCGGGAGTGCTTTTTTATCACCAAGAAAACCTGTGTTAAATTCAAAAATAGTTTTATTATTATGCTTAGTATAAATTACACCAGCAACATGCGAATGTCCCACAACAATAGACTTATTATACTTTTTAACATGCGCACCTAGCTGTGATAAATAACCATGATGAAAGAGAAGATCTTCGATCTGAACTTCCTGACGTGAATCAAAGAATGTCTTAACGCCAGGAAATGAGTAAAGACTCTTAATCTTTTCTCGAACTAATGACTCTACTTCAGGAAGTTTTTCTTGAATACGCTTATGTAGCCGTAGATCATGATTACCTAAAAGCTGCACACATACAGTATTAGGTGAAACTTTACGAATCTCACTCCACATTTTACTAGCACGCTTAAAAGACTCAGCTAATTCCTTTTCAGGACTGGTATAGTTGACATTCTTAGAATAGCGGCTGAAGAAATACTGGTCATAAAGATCACCGATCTGCACAACGTGCGTAGGTTTAACTTCTTTAATATACGCAATAGCTTTAGCTACGGCTTTTTTATTTTCATATGGGAAGTGTATATCCCCTAATACAACAATACGTTTATCCATTAATTTCAATCCTTTTATAAGTATTTGTTACACCTTCTTTCTTTAATACTGTCCCAAATTTATTAAATAACTTAGCCGTTAACTTTAAATGGTCAGGGGAATGCTGGAAGAACTTTAAATGCGCTACTTCATGGGCTAACGTATGTAGTATTTCATAAATAAATTGAGGCTCATCTAGATTACCCCTATTTAATTTAAGTGTAATAGTATACTTACGACCCTGACAAATAGTTTGTCCTTCTTGTAATGTTTGTTTATTAAAGACGTAGTATCCCTTAATAGCTACTAGCTTAGAGAAATTAACATCTCTATGTATAGCTTTTAAATAGGGACCTAACCATAATAGACGTTTATCCAATATCGTCATTTTCCATGCCCATACCTAATTTCTTTTTAGGTTTAAAAGAGTTTTTAAATTTTTGTACATCCTGCGCAATTTGTTTAATAGAATCTACAATCGTTAGATCATATAGTTTAGAACGAATAACAATTTCTTTAATATGTGCAGCAGTGAATTCATTATACTTTTTATCCATGATTTCATCAACTACTTCTTGTGGTGCATTATCATTATTCATATAAAACTTTAATAGTTTAGTACGCTCTTCAGGAGAAGGTTTAGATACTTCAATTAGATCATCAAATCTACCAGGACGATTCGTTAAATTCTCAAGGAATTGTTCAGGATAGTTGGTAGTCGCGATGATAAAAGTACTAATCTTAAACGTTTTCTCTACGTTATCAAGTAATGATAGTAAACTAGACTCAGAAAAACGTGCCGCTTCATTAGTTTCTACACCACCAATATCTTCAACTACTAAAATTAGTTTATCAATACCTTGATATTCAAAACTATTAATAAATGATTTAACATGTCCAGCATTAAACTTATCAGTAGGCCAAATAACTACTAATGTCTTACCATCTTTAATATATTCCTCAGTTACTAACTGAATAAGAATAGATTTACCCACACCAGGAGCACCATATAGTAATGCACCACGGCGAGCCGGAGACATCTTTAACTCTTCATAGATATGAAGTTTATTAAAGAATTGTTCAATACGTTCTTTAACTTGCTTTGTACTACGGTAGCTAGTAAGAATACTCTGACTAGAGAATTCAGTAGGAATTAATACAAACTCATTATTTTGAGTAGCAATAGTAAATAATCCAGGTTTAACTGGATATGCTTGAGCTTTATCGGGTTCACTTACATACTCGAACTGAAAGATTTTACCACTATCTAAACAAGCAAAGTCACTAGTATTAAGAATATCCCCTTCTTTAAGATCAGAAAGAGCTACCTTACTTTTAAGTTTAAAAAAATTCATTTAATTTCCTTCTTAAAGATTTTTAACAGCCTGTTTATATAATTCTAGAGCTTCGCGCATTTCATACCAATTACTGTATAGTTTAGATTGTTTCAAAAGTCGGCAACCTGGCTGTGCAACAACATCATTCGTAGTAACATCACCATTAAAATGTTGTTGAGTAATAGTAATCCAACCCGGAGTAATAATATACTTAATAATATTAGCTTCACTTCTTCCAGAATCATCACAAACATAAGCATAATATGTGGGGGTAGTTGGAGTTAGGGGATAAATTAACCCCATAGTAAATAAACCAAATAATAGTCCTACACCACCAGCAATAAATATTTTTCCCCAATCAGTTTTATATTTAGTTTTCATTATTTATATTCCTTTTTAAAGTGACCTTGACTGATTTTTTCAGAGCATAGCTTATTTAATTCTTTATCAATAGAAGATCCATCAGCTTTAAGTTGCTCTTCTAAAGTTACTAAAGAATTAGCATCACCAAAATTATTTACTTCAACAAAGTTGGTTAATACGAAAGTACGACAACGTTGCATAGGACTTTCGCTACATGAACTTAAAGTAAAAAATAATAATGCAGCAATAAACACACTAACAAGTAATTTAGTTTTATTCATTTGTAATTAATTCCTTATAATCTTGGTAAGTTATATCACCTTTATATAGTTTAACAAGATGTTTGTCAACTACTTCTTTCTTTCCAGTATCATTAGCTTCACCAGTGAAGTGAACATACTGTAGTTTACGAGTTTCATCAATGTATACAAGCATACAACCAAAACCGTATCCTTTATACTTACCATATCGGTTAATGAAATGTCCAGGGAAATTATCTTCTTTTACAATTTCAATCATCTACTACCTCTTATTTGTTATCTTTCTAATAATCCACAACCATCACAATCATCTACTTTACAATTTCCACATGGAAAACTATCGTCATAACAACTACAAATTTTCTTATGACAATCTTCACATGGATGGATAAACTTTAATAAAAACTTATTGATCAATCTTTTAATTTTATTAATCAAACCACGCCTTTACATTTTCTTTAGGCCAATCATAGTCCCGATGAGGAATTAAGGTATCTTTAGTCTGGCAGTAAGGACATATTCCTTCCCATACAGTAATACCCATCTGCCCCTCTTTAGGCATTTTAGCACCTAATTTAATAGCACAATCATGACAACTTTCATAATGTTTCTTTTTCATTTATACTCCAAAGGATGTACCACATCCACAACTCTTACTAGCATTAGGATTCTGAAATACAAATCCTGAACCATTAAGTCCACTAGTATAATCTAAAGTTAATCCTTTAAGATATAAAGCACTCTTAGGATCAACAAAGATATTCACTCCATCGACTTCAAAGATTTTATCTCCTTCTTTAGATTCCTTTTCAAACTCTAATTTATAAGATAAACCACTACATCCTCCACCTACTACTGCAATACGTAGTGATTGTCCTTTACCTTTTAATTCTTTAATTTGTTTACTAGATGCTTCAGTTAAATTAATCATTTTATCTCCCTACTCCACAAAAACAATTAGATAATTTTTCTTCACATTTAATACAATTATCCTCACAATTACATTCCCATACATGTAAATCACAAATTTGACAATTAGGAATACAGTAAAAACAATGATTGCTATCTTCCATTAACATAAATCTATGAAATAGAAAGCAAAAAATTTTTGCAATCATTTAGAACCACTCCGGTAAATTAAGTTTAGGTTTACGTTTTTTTATTACAAGATTAGGCATAACATTCCATTGAATTCCAGAACCAATAAATACATTGTTTGATCCTGTCATACTAGCGATTCCTGCAGAGTAACCTATAAAAACATTATTTAATGGAATACTATATGATATTACAGATCCATCCATAAATTGGTAACCTGCACTATTTAATGCATGTGAATGCTCTGCTATATGATTTAAAGTATGTTGATGTGCTGAACCTAAAGTTTGAGCTTGTATGCCATATAAATTAGATTGATTTTGTTGATTTGCTAAAGCCGCTTGATGTTGATCTACATGGTGTTGATGATTTGAATTAGTATCATTTAAAATACCATTCAATGTATTTAACATATTATTAATATAATTAGACATCCTTTCCTTTAAGTTTTTTTAATATTTCTTTTAAAGCTTTTATTAAATCTTGTCCTACTTTAGTTTTTTTCATGGTAGATTTATTTTATTCTTCCGTTTCTTAACTGGAGTTTTATACTCATCTAGATGTAATACAACCGGCTGATTCCATATACCCCCATATTCACTAGTAAATCTGGTATCACTACGAATCTGATTATTAAAATCTCTTATTAATTTAGATAATTCTTCACTAATATCATGTTGAGTTTTTTTCTTCATTATATCCTTATGGGAGTCTTAATTTTTGTCTTCGTTTACGAAACGCTTTAGGTTTAGAAGTACGCTTTTTAACAAACGGTAATTGAAAATCATAGAGTAATTCACTTAAATGATCACCATATATTTCTTTAAATAATTGATTTAAAGGTGATAATATACTATTATTGTCAGCCATACAGCCTTATGGTAAATTAATTTTAGCTTTACGTTTCTTCGAATGTAAATTAACACATTTAGTTAAAAACTCATCTTCTGTTAAAGCTTTAAAATATTCTTTTGTTGTAGTAATAATGCCAGCTCTGAATAAATCCTCAACTAATTGAACACGACCAGGAAAATTACCCTCTATTTTTTTGCCCACGGTTTATTCTCCTGTATAGCAGCTGAACTAACTTGAATAAACTCAGCTTTCTCTTGTAATTGTCCAATCGTCCTAGCACCAACATAGCTTAATCCACTACGTAGACCACCTTCTAACGTATTAAGTACATTAGTAACTGAACCTACATAAGGTACTAGAGTTGATACACCTTCAGGAGCACGATGACTAGCGGTCTTACCCTGCACATCGTATGATTCCTGTGAAGCACTACCACGATAGTTCTTATGAGTAATAGAATACTGATTAATAGCTAGTGGATCTGACCCTAGCTTCTGATCAATCTTACAAAGCTGTGAGTAAGCAATTAATCCATAGTCTTTATGTTGGATAAAAGGCTCACCAAGCGATTCCTTAGTACCAGCGAATAGGTAGCCACTCATAACCATTGAAGCACCTGCTGCAAGGGCTTTAACTGCATCTCCTGATGTGCTTAATCCACCATCTAGAATGATTGGAGGATGATTCTTAACAGGATATCCCCTAAAAGATAGGAGTGATGACATTAATGGATAGCCAGCACCAGTTACTAGACGAGTTTGGCATACACTTCCACCACCAATATTAAGTCTAATAGCATCAGGTTGTTTAATAGCAGGAGGTAAACGTTTAATAAACTCAGCTACAACATCATAGGTAGCAAAAGCACCAACAATAAGATACACAGTATTAGGTAAAGTTTCACGTAGACGAATAAAGAAGTCTACTACAGATTGCATTCCACCATTAGCAGTATCAATATTAAGAATTGTGCATCCAGCGTTGACTAATACTTGAGCACGTTGAAATTCATACTCATTAATACCAATGCTACAGATAGCTTCTTTATCAGCCTTAATAAACTCTTCTACGTTCTGGTCAATAGTATTAAAACGATGGAGCATACCAATACCACCAGCAGCAGTCATAGCTTTACACATTTCCCAACCAGTAATAGTATCCATAGGAGCAGAGATTACAGGTAGAGTAAAGACTTTACCGAATAGTTTAACGGATAAATCCACATCTTTACGTGAAGTAATATCAGAGAATTTAGGTTTAAGAAGAACGTCATTAAAAGTTAAAGTTGTTTCCATTATTTTTTCTTTTTTAATTCTTCAATATCTTCCTTTAGATATTTAACATGATTGTATAAAGTTGATACCTTATCGTTTAAGTCATTTACATTAGTATTTAAATCAATATAAGATTTTATATAAGTTTCTCCATAATAATTTTGTTGACCTTTATTTAACATATTATGATTTTTAGTCCATTGATCATAAGTCATTACAGACCATACAAATAAACCAACTATTACTAATAAAG